GGTTCTCATGCTTCGACCGTGACATGTGCCATAAATATTTTTATGAAAGGATGATGACTTCAGACCGCTACTTCCTCTATTCTTGCAACTCTGCTTTCCTTGGTCGGTGAATTCTTCACTTCGATGATCACTTGGATGGGTCAGCTTATTGATTTCTATGAATCGCAGCCGATTCTGCTTGTCTTCGTGATTATCGCTATCGCGGGCATTGTGCTTCGTGTTCTCCGCCGCTGGATTCCCGGTCGCAGTTAAACGCTGAGAGAAAACGCCGCCGACCATTTTATGGTCGGCGACGTTTTCTCGTCTTATGAAAGGATTATATGCTATGCTTTATGGTATTCTCATCTTTTGTATTTGCTGGCTTTTTGTATATATCGATAATTATTGCAAAAATCCATACAAATTGGAAGCTGTTGTTGGTTCAAAAGGCTCTGGCAAATCTCTGTATATGTCTCGTGTTGCTGATAAGTGGCTTCGTTCTAATAAGGGGCTTATCTATTCTAATATGGGTATCGGTTATGAGTTAGAGCCGGAATATTGGAAACAGACCTTTCTCCCTGATTCTCTCATTCTCATTGATGAGATAGGCGTGCTCCACTCTAACCGTGACTTCAAGACTATGCCCCGAGAAGCAGTTGAGTTTTTCAAAATGCAGCGCAAATATCATTTGACGATTATTGTATCTTCTCAGACCATGGACTTTGATAAAAAGATTCGTGACCTCTGTGACCGTATTTTTCTTTGCAACCGCATCGGCTGGTTCTGTCGTCTTACTCCTTATCGCTCCTGCATTGCCATGGAACATCGCCCCGAGGGAGGCCAAGAGCTGGTCAACACGGTGCGCAAGGCTGGCAGGGCAAGGTGGTATACTATCCCTAAGTCCGTGAAGCAGGTGAGTGCCTTAGAATACGATACAGAGCAGGTTATCAGCAAGACCCCCTCGAAGTAAAAAAAAGTTCTCCCCGTGCCCCCGTAGGGGGTTAGGGGAGTTCTTTTTTTTACCGGAGCACTCCCGACGTTTAGTCGCGCGATAGCGTCTCCACCGCGTCCCTCGTCCCCGCAAGGGCAAAGCCCTTGCCCCTCCTAAACAGTTTGGTAGGGGCTTCCGTTGTGTAGTGTCTACCGTGATGGCGGGAGCCGGTGGGCGTTCGTGTAATACGCCCACCTTTTTGAAATTTCCTCTTGACAGCTTATCCATACTATGGTAACATTTAGCCATGGAAATGAAAGGTGGTTTTCTCACATGAAAACGGTTGTTAAACTTGACTACGCTACATTTGCTTTTGAACAGGGCTCAATTTCTATTCCTAAAATCGAAGATGCTCTTGCTAAGGGTGATTTGCACTTTGCACAGACTTCTAACGCAAGTGAGAATTCCCCTTTTAATTCCCCTGCGGGGCTTTTCTATAAGCCGAACAACGGTGCGAAACAATCTCCGCATTCTTTGCAAGTGTCTGGTCATGGTTGTGAGCTTTTCCGCTCCACCTTACCACGACTTGCGTCACTGATGCAGGAAGGTCATGTATACGGTCATTTTTCCCGTCTTGACTTTTGTTTCGATGTTGTTATGAAAAAAGAACGGTGGCGCGAGTTCTATCTCGGTGTTGTTACTGCATCTGTCGATGAAATGAATTACCCTGAAAAAGCCCGTAAGGTTCGCAAGTTCATGTATCTAGGCTATGGCGATTCTACTACCGTTTATATCGGTCGCAGAACGTCTTCTGCGGTCTTCTGTCGTATCTATAATAAATCTCTGCAAGACCCTGAACAAAAGTTCTGTATGTCTTCTGGTGAACTTCTGGATTGCCCTGATGATTCCTATATTATTCGTTATGAAATGGAGCTTAAATTCATTTCTCGTGTTCGTGCTGGGTCTCGTACCGTCTATGACCCCTCTCCTCTTTTCTGGTTTTACTATGAAGACCCTGACATGCTCTTCGCTTATCTCCGTAAATTCTGGTGTCGCTATGGGAATGAAATTCTTCTCCCTGATGGCTGGGATGATATGCAGTTTGTGACCGATATTGATGCCCGTAACATTAAGTTCACTAAGGACTTATCGCATCCCCTTAGTGATGACCTTGTTCAAAAGTTCTCCGTTGCTATCCATACCGAGGAAGAAAAAATGACCTATGTTGCTAATGTCTTCGGTCACAGGCTTATTGATATTATGCTTTATCGCCCTGAGCTTCTAATCCTCGCTTGTTGTAAGTGGGAACAGTTTTATAATGAGCGTCTTCCGTTCTCCCCTCTGGCGCTGACAGAGGAAGTTGCGCAATTCTCGGAATCCTCGCGTGTTGCCGTTGAAGAATTTCGTGAAGTCGCTGATGACCCCTCTCCCTTTAGTGAAGTCGGGTTTGATGATATATCTTTATTCTGATGAAAGGATGGTCTCTCAATGAAAGCTACTGTAGTTGGTAAGTCCCGTCGCGCTGGCACATCTAAGCAGGGCAAAAACTATGATTTTACTACTCTCATGGTCGAATATTCGATGCGTGCAAATGATGACAACGATGGCGTGCAGGTTGATAGAATCAATGTTGACGCTCGTATGATGCCGTATGCGCTTGTTGTTGTTGGCGCTATGTACGATTTCGACTTCGACCGCAATGGGTTTCTTCTCGGAATTGAGGAAGTTTAACTTTCTTTGTTCAAACCTAAATTTCATTTCCTATGGGAGAGTGGTTCGCCGCTCTCACATGGCGGGGTGGTGCAACGGTAGCACGTCACGCTCTGAACGTGAAGCTGTAGGTTCGAATCCTAACCCCGCAACCAGTACGGATTGACCTCCGTTATTCGATGCCGTGAAAGGTGGTGGCGAAGTGAATAAAAAGCATTGGTGCTTCTTTAAGCGCTTCGCCGCCCTTGTCGCGGCTTTGGTTCTTTCTTTTTCTCTTTCTGTTCCTGCTTTTGCATCTAATAATTGGCCCGCGTCTCCTTCTAATGATGATTTTCATTCTCGTCCTGGCTCTTGGTATGTTTGGCAACGCAAGTCTTTATCTGGGTATTCTGGTTATGAGTTGATTTGCTCTCCTATGAAGGAGTATTCCTCTTACCCTGGTAGTTCTTATAATTCTTGGCTCCCTTATTCAACTGATTCTTCGACCTATTCTTATACTTCTTCTTCTGGTACTACGCATACTTATATGTATTCGGTTCCTTATGTTCCGACTAGTGATTTTGGTTATCTTTTTGATTTGCCCTCTTTTCCTGTTGGTGACCCTTCTTACAATATTGGCGCTCTCCGCGTTTATCCTGTTAAATGGAGAGGTGATCTTCAAAACATTTCAGATGTCTTTTCCGACCGTTCTATTTTTGGTTTTTTGACTTCTTGGCCTTCTTCTGATTCTTCTTCTATTTCTGATTATTTCGATCACGAAATATTTGATTATAATCCTATTTATGTTCCCACTAATATTTTCTTTTTTGGGGATAAATCCGATAGTTCTACTAATCATACTTCTTTTAGTATTCGGAACGGTGATAATGATTTTTGGGCTTCCCCCTCTAATGATAATTATTTGCATTTGAGCATGTCGCATTTAAGTACTCCCTCTTATCGTCCTTTCCCCCTTGCTTTTTCTATTCCCTCTTCTGACGTTGGTTTAGTTTTTTGTAAGCAACCTTCTAGTTCTGGTATGCATGTCTATAATACGCAATTTGATGTTTCTATCTCTTTTGCTTTAACTCTTTGGGTTCCTGATGCTTTGCTTCCTGCTGATGTCAAGGTTGGTGATTGGATTTCTCAAGTTACTATGGATAAGCTTCAAGACCAGCTTGTTAAGGACTTTGATGTTGATTCCGATACTCTCACAAACACAAAGGATAACTTGAATTCTTGGAATTCTTCTTCTTCCGTAGATACTGACGTTGCTTCGACTTCTATTTCGGTACTAAATGCCATGTTTCAGAATCTTGGCGGCTTCCTTTTCATTATTTCGCTCATGGTCTTTGGTGCCGTTGTGCTCCGTATGTTGATACGAAAGGCGGTTGACGGATGACTTTTATTGACTTTTTCAAGCAGGTCTTTGGCTTGCTCGGTTCCGGTGGTGCTCTTGTTATCGCCGTTGTCGTTTTTCTCGTTGCCCTCGGTATCTATAAATTCGTAAAGGATTGGTTGCCATGGTAGACTTCGTTTCGACCCTCGGTGTTGTAACATCGTTTATCGCTAATGTCCTTAATCTTTCTTTTTTCGGCTTCGGTACCTTTGGCAACTTCGTTCTTGTCTGTCTTCTGCTTTCGCTTGTTGGTTTTGTTCTCCGTGGCCTTTGGGATGGAGGTGATAAATGATGGAAGTCCCTGCTATTATCAAAACTTGGGTTGATACTGACGGCGTTACTGTCTACACTGTGCTGTATAAAGACGGTAGTACTTGTGACATGACCGTGCAGCAGTATGATTATCTTAAGGCATCTGCCGAAGCTATTGTTAAACTTGATTCACAGCAAGATGCACGAGATGATTCTCCGTCTGAAGCTTCTGCTTCTGGTGAACCTGCACAAAATATCACTGAATCTCCTGACCTCCGTGAAGATTATGTTCCTCAGGAAGAAGAATTGCCTTTTGAGGGGAGTTTGACCGCTTATGATGACCGTGCCGCAGATACTCCGGCTTTGTATGCTAATCTCCCTAACGTCTCTAATAGTTTCACTTCTATTATGGATTGGTTCGGAGACACGTTTTTTATCGAACGCACTGAGACGGTGCACAAGTCCGGCTATACGTCTGAAAGGTATTCCTATAATAGTGCGACTCAACTTATTCAGCTCCCTTATGAGGAAGATTCCACTACCACTTCTCAGGTACTCAACCCGCAAGCTTGCGTTTCTGCTCTGCTTGTTGTCCTTGTCTTCATTACTACTGTTACTTGGATTAAAAACGCGATTTGGGGGCGCATGAGCTGATGACTATTTTACCTTTACAGTATTGTTTCGGTATCTTCACTGTCCCCGAGATTGGCTATTTCATTGTATTCGCTGCTGTTTTCTCTATGTTGGTTCTCATGCTTCGACCGTGACATGTGCCATAAATATTTTTATGAAAGGATGATGACTTCAGACCGCTACTTCCTCTATTCTTGCAACTCTG